ATGGCACGTATAACTACACCACTCACAGATACTAAAATCAGAACAGCCAAGCCGTTAGAAAAAGATTACACTTTATCTGATGGGAATGGTTTGTATTTACTCGTTAAGTCAATAGGTACAAAGATTTGGCGTTTTAATTATTACCATCCCACATCTAAAGTAAGAACTCTTGTGAGTTTTGGATCATACCCTGAGATTAGTTTAGCTGATGCTAGGCTAAAAAGAGATGAAGCAAGACAACTTCTTGCCAAAGGAATAGATCCTCAACAATATAAAAAAGATCAACTAAAACTACTTAGAGATGAACAGAACAATACTTTTGAAAAGGTTGCTACTGATTGGTTTAAATTAAAATCTTCATCTAATTTAAAAGCTGATACATTAAAAGATATTTGGCGTTCTTTAGAATTACATGTACTACCTTATATAGGTAGTATTGCTATCACTGAAATTAAAGCAAGAGACTTTATAAATGCTCTTGAACCAATTAAACAACAAGGAAAGCTAGAATCTATTCGACGAATATGCCAACGAATTAATGAGGTTATGTATTATGCGGTTAATGTTGGTTTGATAGATGCTAATCCAGCATCCAAAATCACAGCGGCATTTGCTAATCCTGTTGTAAAAAATATGCCAGCACTACGACCTGAACAATTGCCTGAATTGTTAAGTGCATTGAGTACCGCAAATATAGAAAAGCAGACTTGGTGCTTATTATTTTGGCAACTTTATACAATGACGAGACCAACAGAAGCAACAGGAACAAAATGGTGTGAAATTGATCTCAACAATAATTGTTGGATTATACCAGCTGAAAGAATGAAAATGGGACGAGAACATATAATTCCTTTATCCTCTCAAGCAATTGATATTTTGCAAATCATGAAACCTATTAGTGGGCATCGCGAATATGTTTTCCCTAGTATGAAATCACCTCATAATAAACCAATGAACAGTCAGACTGTTAATGCTGTAATTAAACGGATAGGTTTTGCTGGTCGATTAGTTGCTCATGGATTTCGTTCTATTGCATCTACAGCACTTAATGAGAATGGTTTTCCTCCTGATGTAATAGAAGCGGCCCTTGCTCATGTTGATAAAAATGAGGTTCGCCGAGCTTATAATCGAGCCGTTTACCTTGAACAAAGAATTGAAATGATGCAATGGTGGGGAAATTTTGTCGAGCAGTCAAAATCAAGTTATAAACCATTAAGTATGGTAGTTTAGCGATGTTGTTCAATTTTGTTCTATTATGATTACTAGTTTAGCTATTAGGGCTAAAAGAAAACACGGTTACTCCTACAAAATTCACTAAAAAATAAGAAATACATAATGTTTCTCTATAAAAAGGGCTATATTGCCCTTTTCTTTGCTAAAATGAATAACGAACACCAATTGTTAAATCAGTTGTGCTAAGTTTTAATGATGAATTTGAGCTATTATCATTAGTTGATACACTTACTTTTCCTCCGTAAGTATATCGAGCCTGTAAATCTGTAGACCAATTGTCCGTTATTTTATAAGAAGCTCCAATACCTGCAGAGTAGGCAAAGCGAGTTTTGCTTTTGGAATCAGTATCGGCATCCTCGTTGTCTCCGCCTTTTACCAGTCCTGTTCGTTCATATTTCAAAAATGCAGTACCAACACCTAGTGATGCATAAGGTGTGAAATCAGTTCCTGTATCAATATCATAATAGGTATTTAACATTAATGTATTCATACGTGTTTTTATGCGTAAATAGTAATTAGCAGTTTGCGCATCTCCATCGTCATCGATATATGACACATTTCGCGAATTGGTATTTTTATTTAAATTACCACGTTTAGTAAACATCAATTCAGTGCGAATAGGGATACTAAATTGAGGTTTAAAGTTATATCCAATTCCTACACCACCACTAAGGACTGTCTTATTTTGAGATCCAAATCTTAAATGACTAGGATTTATATCGTCCTCATTAAAGTGATGCTCTATGCTTTTTGCTTTTAGCCAACTTGCACCTATTTGACCATTAATATAAAGGCCTGATGTTTCTGCATAAGAAAAACTACTTATACTTGTTAAAAAAGCTATTGTAATTAACGATTTCTTCATTTTTATTCCTTATTTTGCCGAAATTGACTTTTAAAAGTATAAATTAAAAACGCAAAAGTATCAATAATTGATTCATTTATTTAATTTTACATCAATAAAGGATATTTAATAAAAAGACTAACATCTCGACAATAAATACCAATTTAAATTTTAGTTATGAGCAAAGACAATTAATGGCAAAAGTACCTGTATCTGATATAGATAAAAAAGTAGGAAAGCGCATACAACACTGTAGAAAAGAAAATAATTTAACTATAGCGGAGTTATCTGAACGAGTTGAGTTATCAACTCAACAATTATCTCGCTACGAAAGAGGGATTAATAAAATTAATCTGGATCATTTAACTAAAATTGCACATAAATTAAATACACCAATAAGTTGGTTTCTTATTGATGAAGAACAAAGTTATATCTTTAATAGTTCCAATAAAGTAAGTGAAAACAAAACGGGATATTATTCTACACAAAATGACCTAAAAGCCCGTTTATTACAACGTTGGGATATGTTATCAGTTGAACAAAAACGGGCAATTATCATTTTGATTGATACAATGTAATAAAAAATAAGTTTTTATTTTAAGATTTTAAAACCCTTTGGAGCTTTGTTAGACGTTTTTAAATGATAGGGTGATATATATAAATCAGTAATTGTTTCACCTTTATAGGTCATGATTTCATATATATCAATAACATTACTAATATTATCAGCACCTGTACTTCCTATCCTTTTCCAACTTATTTTTGCACCATTATTTAAACGTAGATGAGATAAGTAATCTTCAATTCCCTGTATGCTATTTACAGGAATAGGATTAGTAATACTTAAACCAAATTCACCAAAACCTTGTGCTATTTCATTGGTTTCACAAGCTTGTGGATTATTATTAATTAGCTTATTAAAAAGATCAGAAAGATGATTAGATAGTTTATTACAGTTAGACTTTTTATGTTTAAATTGCAATTTCATATACACTCCTTTTTGGGCTTGAATTGGTTATATCATAATTATGTAAACACAAAATATTGTTTTAGTTTTGCTAAGTTAAATTTACAAGAATATTAAATAATGGACTGGTTAAATAAATTACAACTTAAAAAAACAATCAAACAATTTAATTAAACACCTGATTTAATTAAATAAAATTTACTTTTTGTTACTTTTTTGTTATAATTAACATTATAAAAACATAACAAAATGAATAGTAAATTAACAATAGATGAAACTATCCAAACAAGGAGACTTAGATAATTTTTGTGGTATTTACAGTTTAGTGAATATGGTTTCCTACCTTTATAAAGGTAAAATAAAACGTAAATTATTGTATCTTAAGTTGGTTAATGAGTTTCATCATCAACATAATCTTATTGATTTAGTTGATACGGGAATGAGTAATGTTGAAATGGATAGTTTAATTGAGTCTGTTTTAGCAAAAGGCTATTATCGGCAACATTATCCAATACAAATAAGTATGCCTTATCGTTCTAAATTTCACATAAAAAAAACTCAATTATTTAAGGAAATAAATCAATTTCTTAACAAAAAAGATGGTCAATCAACCTCAGTTATCATCGGTACTCAATATCATTGGAGTGTTGTTAGCCATATTGATAAGCATTTCATCCATTTTCTGGATAGTTCAAGCTTTAATAAAGCACGTCTAAGTTCATTTTCAATTAATAATACACAAAATCGCTATCAGCTAGGTTTAGATGATATCTATTTTTTTGAGCGTGTAAGATGACGATAGTAACTATTAATGAACATGACCTAGATATTATTAATCAAGCTAAAGCTATTATTGCTAAATATATACACACGGGCAAAAAACTATGTTGTCCTAATGATGTAAAAGATTATTTTATTTTAAACTTTGGTTTATATGAATACGAAATGTTTGGTGTTTTATATTTAAATCAGCAAAATCAAGTTATTAAATTTGAAGAACTATTTAGAGGGACAATAAACGAAACGAGTGTATATCCTAGAGAAATAGCAAAGCAAACACTTATTTATAATGCTCTATCAGTTATTTTAGTTCATAACCACCCTAGTGGTGAATGCAAACCAAGCCAACAAGACATTCGACTAACAAAAAAAATAGAACAAGTTTTATCCCTAATAGATGTTACAGTTTTAGATCATTTTATTGTTGCTAAACATAATTTTCTTTCATTGAAAAAAAATGGATACTATTAATACTATGATGCTATTTAGTTGTATTTAATTGTCAAATTGGATTTATATTCTCGATACATTTAATTACAAATTCCATTTAGTATATGTTTAAAACTTGCAATATCTCACTCTATATTTTATTTCTTTTCGTTAAAAACGATATAAAAGATTATTTTAGTTCATTATAAGTTCATACTTTTCAGCAAACCATAAAAACAAAATAAATTACTACATGGACATAAATAACAACCCATTTATAAAAATAATTTGATTTTTTGTGTAAATGCAATATAATCTGCAATCAAGTGTCAACAACATAAGGTCATTAATAAATGAAAAAAACTATTAAATTAGTTGTAAAAACTCTTTTAGCATCTAGAGATGATTACAATAAAGATAATGATAAAGAAATAAGCCGATTTAGAATCACACGAAGTAGCATAAAAAAAGCTGCAGATCTAAATCAGCTCCCTGACAATTTTGAAAAGAAATTATTCTTCGAAATGACTAAATATGGATGGCTAGGTTTTTTAGATTTCGATGACAATTTTGTTTTTGTCAAAAATGAATCACTAAAAAATTGGGCCCGCTTAGGATCTACTCGTATCAATAAACAAAAGGAGGAATTAGAAAAAAATGATTAATGATGAATCTAACATTAGTAGACTTATTACTATGTCGGAATTACAAGAAATGACACAACTTTGTAGAAATACTTTAATGTCATTAGCCGATAAGGGGGAATTTCATGTTTATAAACTAGGTAAAAGGCGAATTGCATTTAAGTTGGAAGAAATTGAAGATTGGCTTACCCGTTGTAAAGTCAAGCTAAGCTAAGCCAATTTCAAATTTAATACATTAATCTCAGTAGCTTTATCTGTATATTTTGTTGTTGCCGCAACAAAAATACAACTACTAATATCAATGATGTGAATAGGAATAAAGCCTATTTATGCACTTTTATAGAATATATAAATTATGAAAAAAAATCAAGACTCGAATTTCGAGTCTATTCGCTCAACTATTGAGAATAAAGAGAATGAACTAAAATTTCTCCGCAAAAAATCACTACCTTATTCTGGAATAAGGTATAAATTATTAAGTAAATTAATCAATTGTTACCCAGATACACGATGTATTAGTCCTATTTGTCATGAATGTAAACGGGCTATTCGATTAAGCATATTATCATTCATGCTTAAATATATAAATGGTAAAACTTACAACATGATTACTATCATTGATTATAATTACTTAAATAATGAGAATTTAAAGAGGTTTAATCTTAAGAAATATAAAAATAATTTCTACCATCGTATTCGAAATGTAGGTATCAATTCTCAAATGATTGGTTGTTTTGAACTTGATTATCATCAGGATATCAATGCTTGGTTACCTCATATCCATCTAATTACGCCTGACGACACTAAAACAATTGAATGTTTGCGCACTGTTGCTCGTAATATCAACAAACATTCAATGAGAAAAGGTGTAAGAAAACGTCCAATCTTAGTTCAAAAACTAAATGATCCTATTAAGCAGATTAGTTATTTGTTTAAGTTTATGCCTCAAATGGTGACTTCTTATGTGTATGAAGGTAAACGTTACACAAGGAAAATATCATTAAAAGGTGAACAAAAGGTGATTGCTTTAGTGAAATTTGATCGTTTTGGTTTTAATAACTTGATATTTAAATATGGTATTCGTTTACCTAATTTTACTAAAAATTTAAATAGAAAAAGCTAGTTGAATCCTAGTTATTACATTATTTAGTGTAGTTATCGTATTCAAAGTACTAGTTATAGCATTATTGGCTTACAACACTACTTAATTCTGAACACTACATTATGTTATGTATTTTTTAAATTTATTTGGGTGATTGGGTGATTCAATCACCCAATCACCCCAAAAGAGGCGTCAAATGAAAAAAAACTTTATTAGATGTTTAGGACGAACAGTTATTTCTGAAATAATTAGTAAAGTATATATTTATATCGAACACTCGACAGATGATCCACAAAAACCTTGTAAACGGTTAATTGAGGCTGAAATAGTTTGTGACCCACGGAAATTGAAAAATGATTGTATTGCACATGGTTACATTTTTTATGATACTTCAGAAAATACCTCTCTTTATTGGAAAAATATAAGTTTAGAGTTAAGTTCTTTAACAAAGAATAAAATATTATTGAGCTATCGTCCCGGTTTTGTTGGTAATAATTATCTTGATATCAGTGGAAAAGTGATTGGTCAAACAGAAGGAATGTATGGTCCTTTGTTACACCCAAGTATTTCTTTCTCATCCATTAACAATGATCAAAAAGGTTCGTTGAAAGAATGGCAACAGCATGTTGCACAATATGCTCATAATAGCCCTTTACTAATGCTTTCTATATGTTTGCCATTTACTGGAATAATTTGTTCGTTAACTTCTATTGAAAATGGAGGATTCCATATTTATGGTCGTAGTTCTTTAGGTAAAAGCATTATGACATATGTTGCAGCATCTGTTATTGGTCACTATTCAAATAATGAAAAGTGGAATGTTACTGAAACTGGAATGGAGGAGTTATCCGAAAGAAATAATGATTCTTTATTGATTTTAGATGACGCTCAAACTATTGCTGATACAGCAAAACAAAGAGCAAGCCGACTTCAAAAAGCAATTTATGTTTTTGCCAATGGAAAAGGAAAAGTTAAGTCAAAACGTTATCAAGAAAGAACTGCTGAATGGAGATCATTTTTATTGAGCAATGGTGAGAAGAGTTTACAGCAATATGCTGTTGAAGGGGGATCTGAAAAGCTTAATGGTGAAAAAGTGCGTGTTATTGATATACCTGCGGAAATTAATGAACAATATGGTATTTTAGATAGTTTACCTGATGGGTTCAATTCAACCTCTGAATTTGTACAGCATTTAGAGTCCGCTTGCAAGTGTTACTTCGGTAGTCCTAAGTATGATTTCTTAAATAGCTTAATAAAAGCACTTAATAAAGATAAAGCTAATGTTATTGATTTTATTGCTAAACGAATTACTTATTTCAAGAAAAATATCAAAGTTGATTTAAATAATGGTATTGAAGTGAGAATTGCCGATAAATTTGCTCTCGTATATGCAGCAGGTTGTCTTGCTACTAAATATAAGGTGTTACCATTTGAACGGAAGGATATATTGAATGGTATAACTAAATGCTATCGCTATTCACAATGTATCCCTGAACATGAACAACGTTATCAAGACGTTTTAAATAATCTTAAACAACACGATTATGTTGATTTGCTTGAAAATAGTGGCAAGTATACTGAAAAAGATATCAAATCGTTTGATGTTGTTCAATGTAAAGTTAATAATCAATCCGTTTTAGCTATTACCAAGAAGTATTTACAACAAATATGTGGTGAACAAGATACCAAAGGTTTCCTGAGATATTTGGTGGACAAAGGCATGTTATTAACACAAGAGGAACCATGCGGAAAACTAAAGTATACAAGGCAGATTCGCCATAAACTTAAGGGGTATAAGGCTAATAAAACGATTGAGAGGCGGTATTGTATTAAAATTTAATTAATAATAGATTAAACAATCTTTTGCTGATATTTTTATTAGCAAGAGATTGTTCTAGAGCAATTTTATAGTTATATCATTAAAATTATTAGACTTATCCATAATTATTAATTACCATAAGCCTATCATTCGTAAAATGTTGAATAGCCTGATGGTTATAATTACTAAAATCGTTTTCATTCCTGTTGTATTTAATTAAGGTGAGTTAATTGACAAGAAAAACAGATAGAGGAACTGGTAAAGGATTTTCTAATTTAATATCATTGGACTTAGCTTTTCTAGATAATACACTTCTACCGTGCCTTATTCATGATAGTTTATTATTTAAAAATTTAGGTATTTCTGCGGTTGAAAACTTAATAGGTACTTATTGTTCATTTGAAAAGCAGATATTTATTTCGATTGATGAAGTCAAAAAGTATAAAAAAGAAATGCAACAAATAGTTTATGATTCAATGTTTTTGAAATTAGATAAAGATAATATTGCATTTAAAGTCGATTGGAAAAAGAAGACTTAAAAGTTTGTGTGTATGCTACGTGTTCAGATTATTTTATAGAGCATTATTAGCGTTCTACTCAAAATTCTGAAGAAAAATAATAAATATGGTGCTTGCACATTATCGTTTTTCGTTACCATGGACTAGCCTCTGTAAATCTAAAAGTAAACTTTATGATAATATGATTACAACAAATACATCTTTTAGATCATTTTTTAGTGACAAAATTGGTTACAAGCCAGGCTTAACACTTAATGCTCGTGAAATGATAGATTTTCTAGATAAACATAATCCCTGTCAAAAACTCGAAAGAAGAATGCTGTAGAATTAGAACATATGATATTGAAGTTACTTATCATAGTTATATGTTTAGTTATATTTCAATTCAATAAAATAATAATGTTATTATTAATCAAAACACTAAATATAAAATTCAACTGACGCCAGCTCCACCACCTATCAAAACAAAAAAACAAATAAAATCAAAATACTATAAAATAAAATTACTGTTTATTTATACATAAAACTGACTCAAAACAGACTATATCATGACATAAAAATGCACGTAAAATGCACGTAAAATTTTTCCAGAGCATTTTGTTACTTCATCTCAACAGCGACGACGAGCACAATTATGTGTTCTATCAAACACGGAAAACACTATACGATATCGCCGATTTTGTAATGCTACATGACGCTGTTGAATATTGTAAGTTGAAGATTGATAGTGTGTTTTGATTTTATTATGGCTTTTCCGGAAAAATAACGTTAATATCTGATGCGTCTAATTTTTTTAGACTAATTCGATATAGTTTCCATTTTTTTAACATTGCAACATCGTCATCTGTCGCCTCGTCGAACTCTATTTTATCGTTGAGTATATCTATTTCGCTGTTAGCTTCTTTCAACAACGATTCTTTAAGCTGCTGATTTTGAAAGATTATTTGCTTTTCTGTAAACTTCATTGGTTCGGGAGCCACGAGAGTTAATTTGCCGTTTTCAATTTTTAACGCCTTACCTGCTTCGTTAGCTTTTATCGCCGCTTCGGCGTATTCTTGATTTGTAATTGTCATGTTAATATCCTCTTACTGTCCATCTAATCAATGTCATCCCCGGATTTGCTTCTGTGTAAGATATCAACCGAAAATTATGATTATACATTTCTCCACATGCAAATCTAATCCAACCCCACGGTCCATCTGAGTATAAATCAATGCTGACACCGTAGTTTTGAGTGTGCATCGGCTTTAATAAGTTAATTACTGTCGAAATGACTAGCCGCACTTCGTTTGTGTTAATTGAAATAATGCTTGATTGTTCAATAAACCCATTTGAGTACACATTATACCAGCTATTGCCATTTACATATGATTCAACGATGTATATTCTATTATTTAACTGATTGATTTGATTCTGAAGGTTAGATACATCAGTAATAACCGATTTTCCTCCAACCGTTAATTTAGCAATGTCAACATGGGCACCTACCACGTAATTAGGTGAGTTATTAACAACCTCTTTAGTGGCTGGAACAGAGCCGGCGTCATCAGCCGTCGGTTTATTATTCGGCGAGTAGACGCGTTGTCCTTGTTCAGTTAATTTTTCAACATCTAACGAGCCATTAATCGACTGATTATCTTCACCCGTTTTCTGGATAAAATTTGTAGTGTCAACTGATAGAGCAGCATTTTTAGCATCATCTGCCGACTTGGCAGCATTTTGTTCAGATGTTTTAGCGTTGCGCTCAGATGAGCTAGCCGAATTTGCACTATTACTAGATTGTTGAGCTGAGTTATGTGACGCTGTAGCTGATGAACTAGCACTATCTGCATATGATTTTGCTGAATCTGAATGTGATTTAGCTGATGCGATCGCATTATTTGCTATTGTTGCTGATTCACTTGCTGATTGCGCTGAGTTGCTTGCATTAGCGACCAAGTTTTCAACTGAATTTGCTATATTTTTTGCATTAGTTTCGCTTATTTTTGCGTTCGTTTCAGATGTTTTACTATTCTGTTCTGAATCTGCTGCTTTTTCAGCAGATTTATTGGCATGATTACGAGCGTCGATAACTTGTTGCAGTATTTCAGGTGTTATCTCACTCTCCGACGGATTAAGTAAAAAGTCATTTAATGAGCCGTCAGCAGAATCAGAAAATACTTGGATAGTGCCCAATTTTTTCGGCGGGAACCCATTTATAATCAACTTTACTTCATAGTCGCAAGGCAAAACATTCATTGTGTAACTGCCGTTATCTGCTATGAAGTGACCCCCAATAGTTGGACAACCAATTACTGAGGGTCTTTTTATGTCAAAATATAGTCGAGAATTAAAAATTATCATAGCTAATGAATTCTTATCAGGAGAATCATCGAAAATTCTTTCAAAAAAATATGCGATATCTTCTCGTCAGATTCGATATTGGTCCCAAGTGGTTGCGATTCATGGTGATAACGCCTTTCAACCAACACCTCATTTACGTCATGCCGAAGCAAGATTACAAGCACTAAAATTAATGTGGACAAATAATTGGTCTCTCGGGCACACTAGTGCTATGCTTAATTTAAGTTCCCCCAGGCTTCTATTTGTTTGGCTTGATAGATATCATAAAAAAGGTTTCCGAGGGCTTGAATATCGTTCCAGAGGAAGACCCTGTATGAAGCACCCCCGTATTGAACCAACTCATAGTGATGATGAAAAAACAATTGAAGAATTAAAAGAGGAAATTGCTTATCTACGAGCAGAAAATGCTGTTCTAAAAAAGTTGGAAGAGCTGGAGCAAGCAAAACGTCAACAAACAAAGAAAAAGCGTTAGTTGTTTTAGCTCTTAAATATCAGTATTCTTTAAAACATTTGCTATCAGCAACAAAACTGGCAAAAAGTGTTTTTTATTATCATGTTAATAGGTTGAAAACCCCGTCTGCTTATGAAAATGAGTTAAAACGTATAGAATCGATTTACCATGAACATAAAGGGCGTTATGGTTATCGCCGAATTCATTTAGCGTTGATAAATGAAGGCATTAAGCTCAATCATAAAACGGTACAACGATTAATGGTTCAGCTTAATCTCAAATCGACAGTAAGACCTAAAAAATATCGTTCTTATCGTGGAGAGACAGGTAAAACAGCCGCTAATTATCTTAAAAGAGATTTTGAATCATCGAGACCAAATGAAAAATGGGTAACGGATGTCACAGAATTTAAGGTAAATGAAGAGAAAATTTACCTATCCCCCATTATCGATTTATATAATCAAGAAGTAATAGCTTATAAAGTGGCTAAAAATGCACGTTTGACCTTGGTGACAGATATGCTTCAAAAAGGGATATCACGATTGAAACAGTATGAAAAACCGTTACTACATAGTGACCAAGGCTGGCAATATAGAAATTGCCATTATCAGAAGCTACTAGCTAATAATGGCATCAAACAAAGTATGTCCAGAAAAGGAAATTGTTTAGATAATGCGGTAGCTGAAAACTTTTTTGGTCTATTAAAATCAGAAATGTATCATGGACAATGCTTTGAAGATGCAGATGAATTGATTGAAAAAATAGAAGAATATATAGAATACTACAACACCAAACGGATTAAAGCCAAATTAAAAGGCCTGACTCCGGTTGAATATCGAAATCAGGCCTTACAAGCCGCTTAATAAAAGTGTCCAACTTTATGGGGTCACTTCAACGAGAGCGGTTTTTTTATTATGACAGTGCTTATTAATTGCACGCAGATTACTTAGATCATCTGTTCCGCCATGTGCTTTTGCAATGATGTGATCGACATGAGTAGCTTCTTTAACTAAGCCTAAGGCCCTACATTCATCACACTGGCAAATATATTTATCACGTTGCAAGACTTGTTTTCTTAGCTTGTCCCAAGATGATCCATAACCTCGCTCATGTCTTGAACGACCATTTTGGTACCTAGCCCAACCTTTCTCAATTGGTTTGTGACCGGTACAATAACCTGACGCATCAGTTGTAACCCGTGGACAACCGTGTTTTCTACACGCTTTCGGTGTGCGAGCTGGCATATTAACTCCAAATTAGACAAACCAATTATGTTGAGAACAGTAACGTTTTCCTTGTGGTGTGGTGTTTTGTTCTTACATCCCTTCTTATTACAAACAGACCAATCCATTTGGCGTTTTATTTTATTCGCCTTGATCATGTATAAATGTTTATCACAATAACCACTTGCTGAATACGCACAAACACAACAGCCTTTTGCTTTACATCTCACCTCAACACCTCAATCTCGACACCATTAGAGTTTGTTATAAAGACGCTTTCACCTTCATAAATAAACAAATATGAAAGCTCCTCTTTATCATTTTGATCATCTGTTGATAAACAAACTAATCCTATGATCATCGTATTATCATTAATGCAACGAGGCAGAACAAAAACCTTACTATCATCACGATAAACGCCTTTTTCAATTTCAGTAGCTCTCCCATAACAAATCATATGCTCTGGTCTCTCATATCCCTTTTTTGGGGCCTCGGCAATTGTTGAATCAAACATTAACTGACCAGGTCTAGCTATCACTACTGAATCACATTCGCTAATAATTGTGTTGTTATTTGTGTTTATCTTTACTGTTTGCATTATTTTCACCAATCACTTTTTCGTAAATAGTTATACATGAGTTAGCACGATTCCGCTCTTTTTCACTCCATGTTTTATATTCATTCATTAATTTAAGCGCATCTTTCCACTTAACAAGATTTTGCTCTATTATTACAGGTTCAGGATTTTGTTTTGAAATGTTATCTGGTAATGGAACGTAAGTTGGAGTTACATATTCAATTCTAGTTTGTTGAGAACAACCTGCGGCGGACATCATCAGCAATATTACGATTGCTACACTCGTCACTTTTAAGTAATGCATCCATATCTTTCTGTAATACATCATATTCACCTTGTAACTGCTCGTTTAATTTCATATAAAAATTTGTTTCTTGCACAACTGTTTCGATTGAACTTTTTGTCAGTTCGCGCTGATATTCCAACTTACCAACATACTCTTTCTCTCGCTTCAAATCCTCTTGAGCGTAACTCAACTGTATTTTTGCAATTTTGCGCTTTAAGCGTTCAGAGTTATAAATCCAAACCCCATTACTTGAAATTAACAACACAATCAGAACAAAGATCATTATTGCTATTTTTTTATTCATGATTACGCTCTATCAAATAACTCTTTTTCTGCTTGACGACGTTCAGTCAAACCAACGCTCGGCCTTTTAACGCCATTTACCCTGATTTTGTTCCACACCAAAAATTGATTAGATGCCCCTGAATAATCACCTGCATTTAATTTTCTTAATAATGTTGAACCAATAAATGCAGTAATGCCGATATTGAAAATCAACAAAATTAGAGCATCAAATTGATTTTGATTGATCGGTACCTTAACTAATTTATTCACTGCATTTTCAAACTGAACTAAATCACCCGTTAGGAAAATTTCAGCTTGCCCTATTGTTATTTTATCGCCCTCTTTTACTCCTGCTGTATGTCCCCAGCCGGTCGTCCAAACTTCAGCTGAGCATTGGTATGCAATTAACCGTAATCCCTCAAATGACTTTAATTTAGATTTTCCATTAATGCTTGTTTTCATTCTTCCTCCTAAAATTAAATATCCGTGGCCATGTTGCATTTTTAAATGCGCCAACAACATTACCGTTGTGTGCCAACAAAACAGCCAGAATAAAACTTCTACCTAATATTTCCGTAAGATCAATTATTTTAGGTTGACTTATAAATACCAGGATTGGATCGGAAATCATTGCAAGCATTAATGAATAAGCCAACAGAGACGGAAAGAATCTAAACTTTGACTTACCACGTCTATAGCAAAACAACACACCTGCAGATGATAAACTCAATAAAACAACAATCCATTTAAGGAAAGGTTGTACCGAGTTCATATCGAAGTTAAATAAACTAGCTAATAGATACATTAATCATCCCTCCTAGTATTGGAGAGCCATTTTATAATTGAACTAAAAATAGATTTTTCGACATCTTTATTCTCTAAAAAATACACTAGCACTTTCACAATAAATGCGGAGGACAATAATGCGCCTAATGACTGATCAACAGTTAACTGAACAAATGGGACCAATGCAGCTATAATTTTCCCAACGGCATTAGATGTCGTGATACCAAGAAAAAATGACAAAATAAAATACAACCACCGCCGACTCAAACTAATATTATGACTAGATGTCATATATAGTGTTGCGCCGGCAAATGAACTAATTATTACTGGATATGCGTCAGATCCAGACACAACACCTATAGCGCACATTACCGCTAAAAATGCTGATGTAGTGGCTGGCTCTTGCATGTTTTTACCCTTTTAATTTAAATGTTTAATAAGTGAATATAATGAACGAACATGTTCCAAATAAAGAAAGGTGGCGAGTTGCAGCGATATAAACACGTGGAGCTATGTGGAGTAATAGCGTTTATATCTCTCACCATAATTTCTGGGCAATAAAAAACCCCAACTGAGTAAGCCGGGGTTTAATTTGGATGCGAAAACCGCAATATAGGCGTATTATATGTCGCTACACAGCGACAGTCAATCACATAAAATTTATTTTTTATATAATAAGGATAATTTTTTTGAATTATAAGAGATAAGAAACATGTCAAGAAAACTTCGATTTATTAAACCATCACTATATTCAAGTGAAAAAGTGCAAACACTTACGTTAGAACGAATAAAATATAACTATGAGAACGGAATTACAACTAATTTGATCCCCGATACAAATATTCTTATAGCCATGGAAGAATGTGCTGATAAGAAAGTAAATAATGACCAAGATAGAATTAGAATTTTGAAAGATCATGATTTAATAGAGTTATTTAACTTATTTGGATTAAATTCATACTCAAATATTGCATGGTGCCCTTTTTTTTCTTTATCTGAAATACCCGGTAAATATGCAAATTATAGCTATAAAAAACTAAAATTATTCGATAAAAAATTTAAATTCGAATGTGCTTATGAAGAAGATAATATCAATGATGATACATTTGATAAGCAACAAACCAGAAAAACGATAGATAATTTCACTTCAGGGCAAAAATTAATATCTTCTTTTTCCTACTGTTCATTGTTATTAATTCAAATTATTGAAAATAATCTAAACAACTCAACTTTTGATGACAAAACTAATCTCTATATTCGTATTGTTATAGATGAACTTGATTTAGTGTCTATGAAAGAATTCTTTATTGCTTGTATTGTTTTCTACTCATCATCTGTAAGACAAAACAATGGTCCTTATAAAGAATTAATTAAAGATATTAAAAAGAATTTTTATTCTGAAAAAAAATCGAAGTCATTTAGCAAGTTATCACCTTTAGACAAAATGAAGTCCATAGCATCAAATGGCTCTTTTGATTTAGCACTTATAAATATATGTAACGTTGGTGATTTTAATGGAATTGATGGCGAAAAATTAGATAATTGGATTGTTTCTTTCGATAATAAATTATTTAATCTTGTAAGGCATTTTCCTCATTTCAAAAATGAAAAAGGTGAAAGTTCACATGTATACTATAATAATCTACTAGAAATTATGCCGGAACATAAAGATAGACTTTTGTCTATTATGTCATTATTAGAAAATAGAAAAAATAAAACCCTGAAACTTGAAAAACTTCAAAATGAACCATTAGATATATGCATAAAAGAAATTGAATCAATTATTGATAAATTTCACAAAATGGCAATAAATGGCATCTAAAAAGCCCTTTCGGGCTCAGTTTATTGAATAAATGGTAACACCCGTTGCCAAGATAGATTGTCGGTGTTCACCTGGGTGGTTTTCATTTTATTTTGTACTATTTTTTTGCAAACTTGAATCAAGTTGCGGTATTCTCTGCTCATCGTATAGTATAGTGTGGCTTTTTCTGATTTTAACACTCTAAGTGCTGGCTCTATTTCTTCAATTTCTCTACGCATATGCTCTGCTGCTTTATAGAGCCAAGCAAAATCACAAAGCTCATCGCCAGTTAATGCTTCTGGTTTAGTTAATAATCCGCCTAAAAATTCAATTGCACTATCAAATTGAGTTGCAGGTAAATCTTGATAACGGGGTATCTTAAATTGTTGATGTAGTTTGGTGTAAATAGCTTGATGTCTTTCTCCTGTTCGATAAACTCGCTCATTTACCGCTTGTTGGATTGCTTGTTGTTGCTCTGGTGAAATAGTGTTAGGGAACTGTTGCGCCACTTTTGGCATAAAGTGGTTATAAAGTACATCAAAACATTCAAGCTGATATTGTTTGAGTGTTGCCCTAATTTCTGGTTTTACTCGACTAGTTTCAATACCAAAAAGCCACCCGTTGATCATCGAAATTGGTAGGCACAAATACTCTTGATTACCGCTTTTAAAGGGTATTGTCATCATGACAACACCTTGGCTAAGTACATGATGACGTTGAATTCTTTTAAATTGTGCTGCCCAGTTTAACCCAATATTTTCACAAACTGGCTTCATTGCAATATAAGGTTTATTTTGGTGATTAAGAACGATTAATTGTTGATTGTGAAACTGAATTGTTTCTAATTTTGTGTTTGACATATTTACATCCTCGTTGATTTTATTATCCCCCATGTTGATTGAGGGCGGTCGGGTGCTTCAACACTGCAACGAGACAGCCTGCATTATTTCCTTTCGGTATTGTATTATGCACGCCACCCGACCATAAAATCTGGACGTAAAAAAACCGCTAATCTGTCGGGTGCGGAAGTCCGCTCGTTGTTTTGGTGTGTTGAGCACCAACAAGCAATATACAACCCGACAAAATTATTGTCAAATTATAAAATTACATCACTTATTACATCATGAATTTTAGCGAACACATAAATTTCAGCCATCTTTAATTTGTCACAAACAAAATCTTTACTTTTATGTATATTTTTAGCTAATTGACGACAAGACTGTTGATTGATATAAATTGATTTAAGAATAGAATAAGAAATAGTATCTATTTTTGATAAGCACAAAATAGCTTTATCAACTATTTCAGCTTCATCTTCACTTAGTAATGGGCGAGAATCAAAGCCATTATTATTGTTAAGCATTGATGGGGATTTGTAAGGGTATTCTAAACCCGTTCTCATACTACGTCTAACATTAGCCCATGCGACAAGGACTTGTTTAATATCTCTCTTCATATACTCTCCGTAAAATTATAGAGAGGCCTTTCACAAAAACAGTCTGCACTCTGTTTGTTGCTTATACTCCACAATTAAACATCTTAACATCTAGATGTCTAAAAAGCAATATTTGAGGTACTTAAAATTTTTGATGTTAATCACAAAACCATAATAAAATTATGGTACTAAGTTTAGATTGTTTATAGACTATTACATAAAAATATTAAATCTAAGGAGAATAAAATGGTTGGCACAATAAAACTCCCCCATACATGCCCACACTGTAAAAAAAACACAGCAAAAACGGCAGTTGAATTAGAAGAAAAATTTGGCTACAGAACTTTGCCTTCTGGCGCAACTAATCAGAGTTGGTGTAGAATGTGCAGAAGCGATAATAAATAACAGCATTTTTATTTTAAATTAATCCCTTTCGGGCTTAGTTTATTGGACATATGGCAATAACATATTAGTGCGTTATGTTTCATTAATAAAATTGTATATAGTTGATTTTATTTATTAGTAATGTTAACTTGATCAAAGAATATTTATAAAATATAATTTTGCGGCTAAAAATTATCGTTGTCTGTAATTACTCGAATTTTTTGTGAGGAGAGTAGAATGAAACACACTAAATTATATACTATTGTAGCTACGGCTTTTGGTGGCTTATTAACATTTAGCCCTGTAACAGCGGTTTATTCTGATTTGCCGTCATATGAAAAAGACGTATGCAATATGAGTTCTGATTGGACCAATGTTGGAAGTTATCTTTATAAAGGTATAGCCAGTGAACACCAAAAAGAAAAAACAAAATAACCAACAAAACCATAAAGACGTTGTAGCTAAGGAGTCCGAACAGATAAAATCGGATTCTTTGCTTGAACTAACTCCTGAGGTTTTGGAAAATATACCTTTATCTGAAAGGAAAAAAATACAACAAATCATGGTAAGTAAGACACACGTCGGTCCACTTCCCTCATCAGAAGATTTGCAAGAATATGATAGAACATGTCCTGGGGCTGCCAATAGAATTATAGCGATGGCAGAAAAAGAACAGAACCATAGAATTGATGCAACCAAAAGAAGAGATAGCAGTGAGTATACATTAGCCTCACGAGGTCAAATATTTGCTCTTATTTCTCTGGTTTTAATACTTCTATTTTGTGTCTTTTTAGCATTTATTGGTTCAACTGGCGGTGCGGTTACTGTTGCTTGTGCTTTAGTGGTTAGTATTGTAGCTGTTTTTATTACTGGCCAAAAATCATCTAGCAGAAATACTAAAAATCAGCCTCAAGATAAAACCGACACAAAATAGACTAAAGAATAACACTCATCCCAAAAACTCGACCCAAAAATTGAATTAACAATAATATCTGTGAACCGTACTTTTGTTCCCACTCTTCGGCGTTCTTATGTAACTCGTTGTGATGAATTCTGCAGAGTGGCAATGTAAAGATATCATGAGCCTTTCCTCCCATCTTGCCTTGACCATAACCAATTATATGGTGTGGATCATCAGCTTGATTACCACAGCATACACAAAGTTGAGTTTTTACCCACTGAGTATATTTTTCACATTCCCAGCGTTTTAATTTTGGCCTTAACATGAATGATTCCGGTGATTCAGGATCCACTGCGATTTTCTTAACTGGTTTAAATAATGCTTGTAGGTGTTGGTGTGTGTTATTTATTTCATTTTGTAATCTAGGTTTTGAACGATCATCACTAGCAACTAACTCTGATTCTTTATAAACAGACTTTATATCTTCAATTTGTCTATTATGCAGTAATCTGGCCATATTCTCAGGAATGAGTTCATGCAGTTGATTGATTACAGCCCACCACGCTAATTCTTGAATTGATAATTGATGGTTACTATCGTGTTTTAACAGGTTTATAACGCATTCGATTAGAAACTGTTTTAAGTTGCGCTTTGCTAGCGTTTTCACATTATCATCAATAACTAAATCTTTATTGTGATGCCAGCATACTCTTATAGCTGAATTGCCAACTTTTTCATTCACTAATTCATGATGGCAATACTCACCGTCTTCTAACTGACATTTATATCGTTGATTTAACCAATAATCAAAGTTATATAGATTTTTTAGTTTATTAACTACTGTGTCATGTAATATAAATGGATCGATATATTTATTATTTAATAACGGTTGTTCATCTTGAATAATACCCGATTTAATACCCGCGTGTTCCTCACCGCTTTGAGAAATAATAATACGATTACCTGTGCACAGTTTTTTTAGTAACTCTGCACCAGGTTTAAGAATTATTAATCCAAGCTCAGGCTGGCAATGTGGAGTAAGTATTGCTTTCATTAATTAACCATTAATTCTGATGCATAACGGCTAGCTATCCACGAAATTCCCTCTGCTGTTACTCGAGTCTGCGAGTATGCATGTCCATTTTCAGCGGAACCAGTTTTAACAGTAAAATAGGATTTTATACTAGGCCGAGAATACGGCAATAAATTACCTGATAGCCGATACAAAAACCTATCTCTGATCAATGCGTCTATCAAAGCCCTTTCTGACATTTTGAGGATTTTTGCTGTTTCTCGCAAAGATTTAGAATTGCGACTTGTTACATAATTATCAACAAAAGCAACTTTTGGAGCGTCCTCCTGTATCTTACTTTCCAATTTTAAATTTTTTTCACATTCATCAGCATATGCTCGCAATGCTTCTGGTAAAGTTTTTGGTAATTGAAATACACTGTCTTCTAGTTCATGTAATCTCTTAATTACTTTCATTCTTAACGAAGAACTATACCCAGTGAGTAAACACTCGATATATTTACGACCTAGCCAAACGTTAGAAACATACTCTCTGCTATCATATTCAAACGTAACATTTTGTTTTATTTCATCATCCAAATTTGGATCATCTTTTAATAGGTCGTTTAGCATGCTGTTTATATCTCTAATCACATGTGCATGTAACTTACCTGTTAAGTTAGCTATTTCACGGCTAGACATGGTTAACTGATTGCCTGACGGCATTGTTGATGTGGCATTACCTACCACCATAGAAGATTGGCAATACATTTTAATACTCCACTTATTTTCAATACACGCTTAACATCTGCATTGTTAAGCACCTTTTCGCAACATGTCAGTCTGCACTCTGACACTGTTAATATATACATTATATAAAATTATAAAGAAAATAAAAGATGTAAGACGGTATGTTTACTGTTTTTATTGACTGAATACTTGAAGAGATAACAAAGAGGAATGATGACTCCGAACAAATAAAGTTGAATTTTTATCGTTCGGAGGCGTTATACGTATAGTTAGGAAATTACAAAATCAACATTTACGTTACACGCATCAAAATATTTAAAAATTGTCGCCATGTTTGCCTTGTCTGGATGCTTTTCTAATTTGTTTAAATTCGATGGTGCGACGTTCATTTTTCTAGCTAGCTCTGATTGTGTTAAGTTTGCATGTTCTCTGGCCTCAATTAATGCCTCACGCAATTTCCAAGCCCTGTCTGCATCTTCGTACGCTTTTTTGGCCTCTGGAGAATTGAGCATTTCTTTTTTTAATTCTTCCCATGTTGTGTTATGTTTAGTCATTTTCAATCATCTCCTTTAATCTTTCACGTGCTATTTTGAGTGACGAGCTCGGTGTTTTTTCTGTTTTTTTCACAAATGCATGTAGTAAAAATATTACGCTTCCTTTTTGATATACGAAGATAGTTCTCGCTATATTGTTTCGCTCTATGCATCTTAGCTCAAATAAACCATTCCCCAAGGCTTTGCTGTCGGGCATTCTTAATTGCCCCCTGACTTCCAACTTGTCAATCAGATTAGCCATTTTACCTTTTAGCTCATCTGATAGCTCTAGCAGCTCTTCTTTTGCTTGGTTATGAATAATTATATTAAACACTTAAATACTCCGTCAGTTATTTAAGCTAATAATACCATTTTACATCATGAGGTAAAGTTGTTTTTTTAAATAAAATTATATTAAAATACAAAAATAAAGCTGAACTGTGTTTTTGATGAGAGTTACATTGTCGTTATTGAAACTGATAACAAGCTTTAAAAAGAACAATAAAATTAATAAATTTAACTAGATAAAACCAGATGATCAAGTTTACCATCTGCTGTATAAAGTCTAATTCCATTTTTAAGTTTTTTGGGTATAATTTTGTTATATTTTAATTAACTAGGAATAATATAATGAATATTGAATTAGAAAAATTTTCGATTTATTTTTTGTCAGTGGGAAATAATTTACCTAAAGAAATAATTACTGATGGGGAAATTGAAGATAATGATATTAATAATTATATAAAACATATAATAAATGAAACAACTACACCACCTAAAAATCAAAAACAAATCAAAGGTCAGTATTTCAACTTTAAAAATATGGATGAATTAGTTGCCCGTAATCTAAAAGAAATTATTTTAGATTTAACTAATAAAAAATGGAAAGAACTGACGGCTAGTAATGCAAAAAAACTACTTGATGTTGAAAAGGTAGTTAAAGATGAAATCGCACAACTTAAACACGAAGTTCGTTCTGGATGCTTATTACAAATCAAATGTAAATTAAATAACCACCCAACATTATTTTTAGTCAAAATTGATGATAATACTTTTTTAGATAATGACATAATGAAATTAAAAACAGGATTACCATTCAAAACTAGAATGCAGAAGGTTGCTATAATTACATTTAATGATAAATTTGCAGTTGAAAGTTTATTATTATCAGATACAAATTCGAATATATCAAAGTACTGGAAAACAGACTTTTTAATTGCTGAACCGTTAAGAGATGAAAAAACGAATACCAGTAATGCCTTTAATGCCATAAATAAATTATTAAAAACGTCAATAAAAAAGAAATCATCAAAAGACTACTATTTTATTAGAAATCAGGTGATAATTGATTTCAGAAAAGAGCGTTTTAGTTTATCTGAATTAGTTGATAATTTAAAAAAATATGAACCTATTGATGATAAACTAGATTCTGATACCTATGAAAAATTTATCACTAAGTTAGAGCAATTGCCAACAAGTGATAAAAGTTCTTTTGATACCGAATTTGATATTGAACCCAATGTAGTAAAAGCTAAATTAAACAATAAAATCATGATTGATAATAACTTTGAGTTAATTGTCAAAGGAGAAGTAAAGGATCTAATGAGTAAATTTGGTACAGGCATTGATGAAGAAACAAATCAAAAATATGTAAAAATTTACTCAGATGAAGGTTATGATATGTTTGAACGTAGCACTCCAACAAAATGACACGGTTAAAGTATAAACGATGACTTTATTAAATGATATTTTAAACGCTCTTGGTGAAATAGATAATAAACCAATAATAGAACATACTTTTTGTTCATTTAAATATGAAAATTTTTTAAAATCACCTAATCAAAATTTGAGTTCTGACCTACAGAAAGTTTTCAAGTTGATCTTATCCGATCAGTTATTTATTTCTGTTGTATTAACTAATGGGGTACAAGATCCTGTAAGATTCACCTCAAATAATATCGAGGATTTTCAAAGAAATGCATCTGATTTTTTTCAAAATTATGATGAAGATGAAAAAACGGCCATTGAGATAGAAAGTAAAGATCACAAAAACCTTAATATTTTCGATATTGATAGTTTTACAAAGTTTTTATCTAGCAAAACTCTTGAAGAAAAGTTAAAGTTATGGTCATCTTTTTTTGAAAACAATAAATTAGTTATTAATTTTTATGCCGATTATGAAACTAACAAGAATGATTATATTTTCATTCACAGTGTTTATCCAAATCGCGATCTAGAAGCATTAACAAACTGGAAAGAATCAAATTATAATCGTGACAAATTATTAAATAACCAAATTGAACGGCGTGATAAAGTAAGTCATTTTGTTAATGCTGTGCAAATACCATTTACTCCTGAGTGTTTTTATTTCAAAGAAGATTTCTTTTTAAAGTCTCATTTTGATTATTTAAGATCTATTTTTTCACTTGTGTTTTTAAGTGACTACACAAACATTGATAATGAAATAATTAAATTTAAAATAAAAGGATATAAAACATTAAATTGTCAGTTAAATAATAAATTATCCGATAACGTATGCACTGAACTTTTTGACATTTACGAATGGGTTTATAGTGAAGGGTCATTTGTAGATAAAATAGGTATTGCTCGCAATGTTTTATCTATTCATATAACTGATGAGGATATTTCCACATTAGAATCAGGAACTTGTTATTCAGCCCAATCTGGTTATGATCTTTATTTGAAAGATAACGTAAAACAATATATAGAAGTTAAGAATAAAATAGCTGATATGCTTTATAACCAATCAGAAAAGGCATCCGGTATTGTAAAAGATATGTTCACTAAATTTAAAACGAGTATATGGACATTATTTTCTTTTTTTATTTTATCATTTTTATCTAAAGCTTATACAAAAAATAATCTAGATACTTCTATACTCGACATTTTAGTTCTTAACAATCCGATTATTTGTCTTGGCGTACTTTTGGTTATATTTTCGTTCTGTTACCTTTTATTTACATATAATGAAAGTGTTGATGAAATAAATCGCCTAAAAAATAAATATAAAGAAATTGAAAATAGATATAAAGATTTATTGAACGAGAAAGATTTGAAAAAAATTTTAAAACAATCTAATGTTGATGGAAAATCACCAGAAGAGAGAGAAATTAGTTATATTGAAGAAAAAAGAAAATTATATATTGGATGGTGGATATTTATTAATATTTTTTTATTATGTTTGCTAGTTATTCCGCCTTGTTTAGATTGGTGTATAATCCAAGGTTTTTTCTCAAAACTTTACTTGAGTTTAATTTATTTTCTATGCACTGTTTGCACAAATGCTTATTAAAACAATTCCTTTATTATCGTTAAACCAGTCAGATTCAATTCTTTTTATTTGACTATCATCACCCCAAACGCCAGCTGTTGTGAGCGAATCAAACAAAGCCTTAAAATAATTATCCATATCACGCCTAATATTATTAGGCGGATAAAATTCAACTTTAACAGCAACATTATCTGTAATTGGTTTAGGCTTCTTTTTTAACTGCTCATATACTGCAGCAATAACTTCACTTTTATATCTGCGACCTTTAGCACTTAATAACGTTCTTCCATTTAAATTACGCCAATACGTGTTCATTGATGGTGGGAATGGCAAAACCAAAGTTACCATTCCCTCGCTTTTAGTCATTACTGTTTGTCCCATTACTTAGTCATCCTCCAAACGACAAATCCCGCAAAAATCAGCATGGCTATTACTACAATCGCTCCATCACTCATCATTTACCCCTTTATGCTTTGTTGTGTTGATGCTTTTAATACCCAACCTTGAAATGCTGATTCCATATTTTTTCTTAAATATCCGCCCTTTCGGTCCTTTCTTAAATGAATATCTGGACACCCTTTTTTGCGCATAACAGATTCAAACTCTTTGCGTTCACTGGATATATTCAACATGGTTATGCAACCTCTCTAGCAATACATAATTCTGGTAGATTAGCCATCACTAGGGCTTCAGCAAATTGTGGTGGTACCGCATTACCACATCTGGCAACCTGCGCTGATTTCGGGTATTTTGTGCCTTTATAGTCGTGATCAATTAGATACCAATCAGGAAAGCCTTGTGCTTTATAAAGCTCATGCGGTTGTAACATTCGCATTCCGATATCAACAATTTGATAATCAACACCTTGGATAGTTACCAATCCAAAACGGTCTTTTGATGTAACTGTGTGAAGAGGTTGATCGAGACTTGGGCACTCTTTTTCATTTCCGTAGTATTTAAGTAAAAAGGCATTTACTTGCGCTAAATGAGCACCACTTGTCGTGATTGTTGGTATTGGCTTATCAAGCATACGGCCATCTTTACAAAATCCGCGTAACTCCATTAAATGGGATGTAACTAATGCATTATGATCGGTTGCTGTTACTGTATGCATCGGTTCGTTAAGATCAGACCCTGCACCATTATAATTGCCACCAAAATGCTTGGCTAAGAAACCTGCCAACAAAGAACAACGTTGATTTGAATCAATTGCTTTAATTGTAGGGCTAACTAATAAATGCTCCGCTTTGGTCGTTATTGTGGTTAATGGTTTATCGATATCATAGGATAGTCGGTCACCACCAAAACCAGTTTGACCAATTCTTACAATAAAAGGATTTGGATTATCAATAATAAACCGCTTGATTCCTCTAGCGATGCGTTTCAATGTATTTTCAGCCAACGTTTTTTTTCGGTCAAAAATACTTGGGCATTCAATGGACCAATCTATACATTCAGCAGCTGTACGATATGGTAACAATTTACCGTTTATTACATCAGCAGATTTAGGATCACCATGTGTTGCTTCTGGCCATACTATTGGTTGACCATCACAGCGCATAACCATAAAAAAACGTTTACGGATTGTTGGCGCACCATAATCACAGGCTTTGAGTTCATTAAATTCAACTTTATAACCGAGTCCTTTGATGAGTTTTTTAATTTCGGAACTATCACGATCTAAATTAATGACCTCACACACTTCATTTAACGCGGGATGATTGCTATCAATCCCCTTACTCAACATATCAACAAATGCACGAAATGTTTCTCCTGCTCGAGTAGAATCAGGAAACTCATCACCGTTTTCATTGATTTTTGTTGGTCCCCAAGTTTTAAACTCTTCTACATTTTCAAGCATAATCACTCGAGGTCGTTTGAGTAAAGCCCATCTAAGAACGATCCAAGCAAGTCCTCTAATCTCTTTTTTAACTGGCGTAGAGCCACGAGCTTTTGAGAAATGAGTACAATCAGGACTAAACCATGCCAGCCCGACTGGATAACCGTATGTAGCAACAATTGGGTCGACATCAAAAACAGATTCGCAATAATGTAACGTATCGGGGTGATTAGTCTCATGCATTGCAATAGCATTCTGATCGTGATTAATTGCTATATCAACACTTCTACCAATTGCGAGTTCAATACCAGTAGATGCGCCCCCACCACCAGCAAAATTATCTACAATTAACTCTCTCATAGTTTAGCCTCCATGCGATCAACTAAAATTTTAGCGGCATTGTTCAGTTGCTCAGGCGGTAGTCTGTCCATAATCATTTTGTTAATACTTTGTCTAACCTTTGTTTGTGCCTCAATCTTTAAATATTTGGCATTTTCAATTGAATCAAAAATTCTATTTACTTCTTTTGGCCAGACTGTATTAACATTTGGATCTGGTATGTTTACCTTAATTTTTTCGTATGTTTTAAATATTTCATCACGCTCAATGAATGAAGCACGACAATCACCAAAAGAACGAGGATTAAATACCGCAAAAAGTGATCCTCTATTATTCCCATGAATTTTTTGTTTATTGTCAGCTCTAACAAATGAAATACGTCCGTTTACAATAAAATAAATTTTACTTGCTAATTTACGTAACTGATTAAACCAGTCGACAGACGTATCAACTGGCAGCAGCATGACGGTACCCACTCCCAGATCGGCTGCTTCTCTCGCCCTTTTTACCCAAGGTAGAATATTAGAGTAAGGAGGATTACAGAATGCATAACCACTTTTTAAATGCGCCCATCCGTTAAGTGCTGAATCATATGACTCTGTTAAATAATTCGGATGTAGGTGATTATGATCACTTGCAGCAACATCACAAACAAAACTAAATCGGGCATTCAGATATTCATATAATTCAATCGGTGTTTGCCATAGATCTTTTATATCTGAATCAGTTTTGCTTTTTGAATGTTTATAATCAACTTTAGCCATTTTCTGCTATACTCCTTTTTGCTTTCTCTCTCGCCCTTTCTCTCATCGCGTTGACTGCATCAGAATTGCTATAAAATACTCCGTAGCCTGAGCCTGACTTTTTTTCTTCTAGTTGGACACGAATTTCAGGTATTACTTCACCATTCATCAATTTCTTGGCCCACCTGTTAATTAGCATTTCTGCACGCTTTTCAACCTCAAACTCAGATTGATTGTATTGGCGCATGTGCTTTCTCAGATCGGTAACAATCCAGTACATAACTGGATGAGACCATGGGAATTGCTCCGCTGTTAGACATGAAAAACCAATCTCAGCACTATACTTATTGAACTCTCGCATAACTTGAGCAACTGTTGGTAACCCCATATCTGATGCCTCGCCCTCTTTGCACCATGAAATAAATTGACCAGGCGACGGGACAAATGGCGTGCTTTGTTGACGTGCTTTCTTCATGCCAATTTCAAACTGACGTAACGTTGTTATGCCGTTTTCAGCAAATGACAATAACCATTGTTTTTTAAACGTATCCAGATCTGATTGTGTTTTAATAACAGCAGTTATTGCAGGAAATACTGCTTTTAACTCAATGAATATTTGATTGAATTGTTTTTCAATTTCATTAATAACATAAGTTTTGCGATCAACAGGCTGAGCTTTAACTGCTAAACCATTACCATTGTCATAAATTTCGGCTAACGATTTCATACCGTTCCTCCTGCCCAGCCTGTACTGTGCCAATCAATTTCTGATGATGTTGGTTTATTGTTTGTTGTAGAATGGAATCTATCCCAGTGCTTACGTAGTTTTGCTGGACACCGGATATTATCTTTCCAAAAGCTATCCATGTTGGCTATTTTGAATCGCCTACAAATTTCTTTGTGAGGGTTATCAACGAGATCGCCTAAAACTTGTGTTCTTAACAATCGAATATCGTTAGACCAATCAACCCAATTAGGTTCAACAGCGGTAGGGTTCACAATTAATAATTTTTCATAAATCCACTTGGCACACTCCAAATCTTTTACACTTCCCCATTTTTTACCCAATGCCGTATAAATATGGGCATCAGGATTTTTATGCAAAAAGCGCTTTAATTTTTCATCGTCTGAAAATTTGTCAAAATTTCCAGACAATAAAATATTATTAGTAGTCTCTGTAGTAGTCTCTGGTAATGGTTTACTCATTTTGGGTAAATGCATTGACTCATTTTGACTAGATGCATTATCGCAATTTGACGAAATGCAAGTTGTTCAAGTTCATCTAACTTTGTATAATCTATGGAATACCATTTAGTCCTATCTCTTCCATCTTTGTTATAATTACCAACGAAAACCAATCCTTTTTTCTCAATATTTTTTATCGTTCTGACAATCGTTGAGTCACTAAAAAAGGGAAATTGTTTTGCCCACTCGGAAACGCTGTTATAAATCCATTTTTTGCCATCATAATTATTATTGGTTTTTCCTATCCAATAATGCATTTGTTGCAAAATAATGGCTTCATTTAGCCCAATCAGTGTTGCTAACTTTGGATTAACAACTAATAACTCATTATCAAATAACAGATTCATTATTTACCTTCTTCTAAATTCTAAATTCTTAATGAGTTTAATTATTTCGTCTTCATCAAATCGATAATGAACAACTGGAACACCATCAATTTTTTTCTTATATGTTGTTAATGAACCACCTAAAATTTTCTTTATTTTTTTATGGAATATCTCACTTGATCAACAGTTAGATCTAAGGACAGTCCAAATTCTTCATTTTTTATCCAAAAGAAATTGTCTTCATCTTTGTATATATATGAATACGTAATAAGCTCCATGAGCACAGCAACTAAATTGTAATCACCTTTACATAACCGAAGGCAAGATCTAGGAATGATGACAGTGTTTTCATTTTGGTTATTAATGACATAATCATATAGTTTATTCATGACGCTTCCTTTCTATATGCTTGGTGGTTGTAAAAGTAATCCCACAAATCCTCAACAAATTTGTGGCTGACAGGTGTCCAGATGTGATTTATCATAGCTTCATATTCAAAGCCTGATTGTGAAAACTTACAATGCAATTGCGTTACAGTACAATTTAGTGTTAAACTATTCATGCGACTAATACTCCACAAGTGTTTTTTCGCAACCGACCGATAGCCTTCTGCAAAATTGCTATCGGTCACCCTTTCCAAAAATCATTTCAGTTATAACGATAATTTCATACTCAATCCTTTAGTAATTCACCCATAAACATTTGGTCCGCAATCCGATACCTCGACCTGCAGATACTTGGGCTTGCTTGGTATGTTTTGACCAAATCTTTTAATAAATGGTTGTAAAGTTCACTGTCATAACCTGATATAACTACCTGCCCTTTTAGGTTATTTATGGCGTTTAATAAATTGATATGGTCTGTTCCGTCATTTCAAACGAATATGCCTAATCACGCATTTTTTGAGTTGAATGCAAGTGGGGGAAGATCAACATAATGCAATGTCGTTGGTGTATCATGATTAAGTATGACGAAGCGATAAAAAAGTTAATACATGAAGCAAGTCAACAAATATAAATCTTAGAGGATACTGTTTATTACAATGTGACAGAGGTCGGAGATCAAGAAAGACTTAAAGCTCGGAAAAAATACCGAATTTTATTAAGTCGAATTGATACAAATTCAGTAGATATTGTGTGGTCTATTAAACCTAAATAATTATTACAAACCGAATAAATTTTTTATAAACATTAATAATTTATATTTTATTTTAAACTGATCTCCAACATTAGATAACCCTTTAGACAAGTGAATTCCATCTATATTATCTGATTTTTTATAGATTATATTTAATTCATTGTATCTATGAATCTGTGTGGTTAACTGATTTAGTAAAACTTCAGAAAGCTCCGTTTTTTCATAATTATAATCATGAACTTTAAAATAATCTTTATTATTCTTATTGTTAGTAAAGGCAGCATCACCTCTTTTTATTTTTCTTTGATATTCAGCCCAGCTTTTAAGTTGAAAATGCAAAATACATCCATTGTTATAAGAGTTTTTCTTTGTAAAATCCATTTTTTTATATAACGTGTTATCTATTAACCATTTTTTATTTGCTGTTGGTTGGAAGTGAACTCCAAAAATAGGTGGTCCTTTGTAAAACCAATTTAAAAAAGTAAAATATTCATTTATTTTAACAAATGATTTTGTGTTTACATTCCAAAATTCTTCCTCATTTGAATGATGCATAAAACGACTTAAAACAGGCTTAGTAGTATCATCTGTATCAGTCTTGCTTCCATAACATATCCAATGTAGGCTTAGTTGAGAAAGTTTATGCTTATTGAATAAATTAGAAACATAATCAACACCGTTTTCAGGTATAAGTTCTTTTGGAGGAAAAGAGCATGAAAAGAATTCATCTATATCCAAAAAAATAATAATGTCATATTTTAATTTTTTGGCTACTCTAGCGAGGGCCCTATATGCTGGGATTTGGGGTGAGGTCGGGTAATCAATAAAATTTATTCTATAAATTATTTTATTAGCATGAAATTTCTGTAATAAAGATGAAGTATTATCATCCCCACCATTGTCAGCAATTATTATATCGAACCCTAATAATTTATGATAAGCAATCCATTCTGTTAAATACAAACCTTCTTCTTTAGCTATTGCACAAATAGCGATTTTCATAACTGAATCCATGATATTTTTATGCATTTATAAAATAATAACATAAAATTTTTTTTCAATATATATTTTACATCGGTAGATCAGATAATCATTTAAACTTACATATAATATTCACAATATCTGCTCCACATACTTTACTGTTTCTTGATATGAATTAAAAATACCTATTTGCTCCAATTCATCATTTTTATAGAAACACCACCAGTCATTAAATTTATCGAGAAATGGATACATTAAAAATGAGTAGCGCTCGCAGTTATCAACTGAATCATTGTTTGGATCAACTAGTATGTGTATTGTTTTATAATATTTAATTGCTATCAT